CCTCAGCGTTCAGACCGTGAATGGCCTTGAGGTCTTGGGCGAGTTCCAGTGAGTACTCAGCCTTCAGGGCACGTGACTTAGCAGTTACGGTAACCTTCTCGATCGAGAAAGCCATTTCGTTGAACTGTTGAGCGGCGGTCGAACCGAGGTTCTCAGCGTCATCGGTTCTCATACCCTCACCTACGCTGTAGGCAGCCTGGTTAGCAGTGCTGTTAGGGTTGAGGAGACCAGGGTTGCTACCAGATTGGTTGGTAGTACCCAGACCAACGGAACCATCTACGAAACCGTTGGTGTTGTTGAAGGCAGAAGACTGACCAGCGAAAGCGGTGTTAGGCTCGTTGAACAGAGCTTCAGTACCCTTTCTGCGATCGGCATCGGTGCCATCAACATAACGTGAACGCATCGCAAAGATGAGTCCAGTTGGGGCGTTCATTGGTTGTACGCCAGCCAGGTCATAAGCGACCAGGTTAGGCATTGAACGTCTGATCAGAGAGATCAGAACGGGGTCGAAACCAGCAACAGGGCCACCAGGAGTAGCAGCACCGGTGTAACCACCGTTACCGACTGACATTGTTGGGGCTTCGGAAAGAAAAGACTTCTCTTCTTTCAGGAATCTTTCTTGGTTCTCGAGCAGGACAGCGGTTACCGCTTTACGATGGGAATCCCGAATAGGATCAAGCCCCTCGTGGTTGAGGAGGGGAGCCCACTTCTCCTGCAGATGCTCGGCGTGGAACATTTGCGTTTACCTTTTGTAGTGTGTTTGTTTACTTTATAATGTTAAGTTCACTTTTGAACTGACTTGGACAGTACCTGCATATAAGCAGCCATCACGTCAGAAACGGATTGGTCAGCTGATTCAGTCAGGACTTCCGACTCACTTCTCTTTGGACTAGCCTTGAAATATGACTCTTTCAGAGTCATCAGCTTTTCCTTATAAGATTCTTCACTTTCAAACTCAACACCTTCGGCAAGTGAAGCGAGCTTGTCTTTCTGAGTGGTCGTCAGACCTTCAGCGACATCGGAAAGGATACCATCAGCAACCGACTCTGCGAGACGCTTGTTGAGGGAGATATTTCTTTCGATTTGCTCGTTGAGTTTTGTCTCCATTTCGTCAAGTTTTTCTACCATACTCTCAACTACATCGTATCTATCTTCAGGGATTGTTACATAATGTTCTTCAAAAAGACCTCTCATACCAGCAAGGAATGATTCGGTCATTTCGGTCTTCAGACCTTGTTCAATCTGAAGGGCATTTTCAGTTACCCACTCATCGGCAACGTACTCCAGATAGGAGTCAACACGCTCGACGAGTTCGACCTTCATTGCTTCAACTTCTTCGATAAGTTGAGCTTCATAACGGGCTTCGAGAGCCTCTCTGATTTCAACAACTTTTGATTTCAGAGCAGCTTCGAAAATGGTTTTTGCTTTATCTCTGAACTCTTCGGAAAGTTCTTCGCCACCGAGGAGAGCATTTACATCTTCCTCTACATCTACTTCATCAGAAACCTCTGGAAGCTCTTCAGCATCCTCTTCGGTTTCAATCAGTTCCTCTTCAGCTTCTTCCGATTCGGCAATGATTTCCTCTTCGGTTTCTACTTCTTCCTTTCTGGCCATAACGCCTTTTACGGAAGCGAGGTTTCTGGCGTGAGCACCATCTGGAACACCAGCGGCACTAGCAGTACCAAGTTTAGCTGAATCGTCATCGGGACGATAGTTTTCTGGAGTTGGGCCACCGAGATCTTCATAACTTACGCCAGCCATGGTTTGCATTTTTTCAGCAGGCTTAGCACCTCTGGTTACGGCGTTCTCCATTTCTTGTAAATTTTTCCCACGGGACATTTGAACTCTCCGATTTTACCTTGTAATAAACTATATTTATTTATAAATTAGAGATTTGCTAAGAAATCTTGGAACAGATTAAGTTTCTGTTCATCCAATCTTTTTTGATCTACAAGAGTATTGATTCTCTTGTAGGTTTTATGGGCCATTCTTTCACGAAGAATACCACCATCCCAGATCCATTCTTTACCTTCCATAATGCCATTTACAAAGGCATCAGGGGCAGATGGATCAGCAACGATGTCAGCAGCTGTAGCAAGAGTAAAGTCCTCTCCTACAACACTGTACCCTTCGTTTGTTGGTTGCAGTGAACCAACACCTCTTGAAGAAACTCCAAGTTTTACACCTTCTCCAAGCAGGGAAGCTGCAATTTTACCCATTGGAGTTGACTCAAGAATTTTAGCCTTGCCAATAAAGTTTGTTCCTTCTTGACGAAGTGAACAAATTTTATGGGAAACACGGTCAAGATTGACGGTTGGGCCATCGGGGTGACCGAGTTCACCAAGAGCACGACCTTTCATCACAAAGTTTTCGTTGTATCTTTGTACTTCACGAGCTAACGTTTGTACTGGATACATTCTTCCATTACGGTTTGTGATACCGCCTTGGAGAAAAACACCCTCAATAAAGAGGCTCTTTTTACCGTTGTTAGATTCAACGATAACATCTACGTTTTCGATTTCTTCTGTGATGAGTTTCATCAGCCTTGTCCTGAAAGTTGTACTTGTTGTGCGTATAATTTTCCTGTTCCAGCATCAGTTCTGGCAGCAACAACAAGAGTTTTTCTTGCATATGCAGAACTAAAATCTGCATTAGCTGCTGTCAGTGCTCTGCTGTCGTGATCAATTGTCATTCTTGATGAAAAGTATCCGTCGAGACCAGCACTGTTATCAACTGAAACTACTTTTCCAGTTGTGTTAAAACCAGTAACTCCAGTAACTCCACTAATTGTTACAACATCATCAACTTGGAATGGGCATCCAGTTCCTTCTTGGAAGGTGATAATTGATGCAGATGCAGTTACGATACCTTGAACTCTTCCAGAGGCAGGCACAATAGCCAAGGTTGCAGAAGTCCCAGCGGGAACAAAATAATCTGCAGTCGTTGCAACAGCTGTAGTTCCAATCGCAACGTGAGCGTTTGCTGTTACAGCAACAACTCTTAACGTATCGGATTGAACTGCAAACTGAGTTGATTGTGCAGATGTTGTGCTGGTATTAAAACTAATACCATTACCAACCGGTGAATGTGCCATTACTCGTCCTCGTCTGTTACGTAATCATCAATTTCACCAGAATTTTCATCATACTCATTCTCTTCTGCATCATCATATTCTTCCTCATCATCAGTTAAACCAAACATAGCGTCAGCTACATATGGTCTTGCATATTCAATTCTTTCTGCAGTTTTGGCATAAAGAACGTTTTTGATTGCATCACTAATTTCAGACGGAGATTCGTCAGCAATCATCAAATCCATTAGTTCATCCATAAGATAAAAATTTATACCTATCTTTTATTTATATTTCCCCACCCTTAGGTTCTGGATTCGCCGGTGCTTGCATTGCACTCGTATCCATTTCCATATCTTGTGGGATATTGCCCATACCACCAGTGGCTTGAGCCGCTTGAGTTGCCAACATCATTTCTTCTTCTGAAGGCGGAATGACACCAGCTTCTTTTTCTGCAGCCATCTGAAGATCTTGTTCTAAGATCTCAACGTCAGTTTGTCTGAGAATCTTACGACGAACATAATCCACAGAAAAATATTTTCCGATATATGGATCTGCAGTCGCAAGAAGACCAAGACGTTCTTGCATCAGTTCAGCGTCCTTAAGTTCAGAGAAATGATTGTCGTAAAGGTAATCATATTGAATATGATCACTCATATACTCCCACTCTTCAGGAGTAATGACATTTTTTAGAATGAGTTGAGTTCTCAGAATATCGTGAAACAGATTACTGAATCTCTTTCTCATTCTTCCAACAAACTTAGTAAACTTAAGTTCGTCACGAAGAATTTCAGAAGAACGACCTAAACTAAATCCATTGTCAATGTTCATTCTTGACTCTGGAACTCCGAGTGATCTATAAAGTTTCTTTTGGAAATATTCAACGTCTGTAAGTTCACCAAGATTTTGACCACCAGGAAGTGTGGTGATTTCTGTACCACGACCACCTTCTCTACGTGGAAGCCAAAAGTCTTCCATCATCGACATATATTTTTTATCGTCACGAATTTCACCAGTGCTGGCATCATAGGTGAGTTTGTTACGATAACGGCTCATTACCTCTCTGAGGTATTGTTCCGCTTTAACCTTTGGAAGATTACCTACGTCAATGTAGAAAATTCTTCTTTCTGGAGCACGAGACAATCTATAGATAACCAGAGAGTCTTCAATCATTCTCAGTTGGTTAAGAGCTTTGATTGCCTTATGCAGATATGAAAGAACAGTGTGTTTGTTACGATCTACAAGACCAGAAGTACAGTATGCAATTGCATCCTTTGCAATTTTTACCGAGTCTCTTTGTTGTGAAGTTACGGCAACAGATCCGTATTGATTGTTTTGATTTGATCCTGGGGTATAAATGAAATACTCATTAATACCAGGAAAATCATATTTCTCTGGGCTATTATCTACTGCAGATCCATTCAAAACTGCATTTAGATTTTCACCATTCTTTTTCTTTTGTTCTCTAACATATTTGATCTTGAGAGCATCAATGTATCTAAGTTCTTTAATACCCTCTTCTGGCTTTGCAAGATCAATAACTTTATGATAGTAGATACGACCGTCAATGTACCAATTTCTAAAAATCTCGTGTGCTTTTTTATCAAAGTCCAACATCTCTTTGATGTATTGGAACT